CGAGTTTTCAACTAAATCATTTGATCAACTAGATTTTGAAAACTCAATTGAACGTATTCAACAAGATATGTCAAAAGCTCTTGGTGTGCCTTATGTGCTTTTAAAATCTGGCAATAATGCTAATATTGATGCTAATCAAAAGCTTTATTATCAGCATACAGTTTTACCTATGTTAACTCAATTTTGTTCCGCATTTCAACACTTCTTTAATGGTGGTGTGACAATTCGTCCTGACAAGCTTTCAGTTCCTGCTCTACAACCTGATAATAGAACACAGGCAGTTTATTATTCTACCCTCGTAAATACAGGAATTATCACCCCAAATGAAGCTCGTGAAGGATTAAGATTTCCAAAACTTGAAAATAATGATAACATAAGAGTACCACAAAACATCACAGGTAGCGCTACTGACGCTACTCAAGGTGGAAGACCCTCGTCTGAGGAATCTATTAATGAGGAAGTACCAAATGAATAAAACATTTTATCTTAACAGTGCTTTCGAAACTAAAGGCATTTCTAAAAAATCTCGTGGTTTAAAGATCGCGGGATATGCTAATACAATCGTAAAGGATCGTGCTGGTGACATTGTTACAGCAGAAGCTTGGGCAAAGGGAGTAAATAACTTCCTTCGTAACCCAGTAATGCTATACCAACACAAGCATGATTGTCCTATTGGTCGATTTGACCAAGTTAAGGTTGATAAGAAAGGCATTTATGTTGAAGGAACTGTGAGTGACGCTGCTGAAAAAAATCATGGCGTTCAAACACTCATTAAAGATGGAGCTCTTAAGAGCTTTTCCGTTGGATTCAGAGTAAAAGATGGTAAATATAATCGTGAAGATGATTCTATGCTAATTACAGATGTTGAGCTGTTAGAAATTTCAGTTGTCTCTGTACCTTGTAACCAAGATTCATTATTTTCGATTCGTAAATCTTTTGACAATGAAGATGAGTACAACGAGTTTAAAAAATCTTTAAAAACAGCTTCTCAAGAAGAAGTAAAAATGATGCGTAAAATTAAAGCAGGAATCACCGATATGAGCGAAGGTCATTACCATACCGTCGAAATGGACGAAATGGGTAATGGTGTTACGACCTACGCATCGCACATGAAAAACCATGCTCATAAAATCGTTGGTGGAGTTGTGATGGAGGCCGAAGGTCATACACACGATATCACCATGTCAGGTGTTCCAGTTCATAATATGGAGGAGGGCGAGGTTATTAACGAACGTCCAATGTCTCCAACCGAGGAGGAAGCAATGAGTAACTCAAAATCTGAGGAAGTTGTTGCAGAAAAAACTTCTATTGAAGAAGCCATCGTAGATGGTGGACATTCAGTAGAAGAAAAATCTGAAACAACAGAAGTTATTGCTGATGCTGAAGTAGAAGAAACAGAAGAAAAAACTGTTGAAGCTACTGAAGAAAAAGCTGTAACAGAAGAGAGCGAAGTCAAAGCTAACGCCGAGGAAGCTATTGAAGACGAGATGGAGAAGGATGATTCAGAAGAAGACGATTTTGTTACTCGTGATCCTAATGAGTCTATCCCGTTTGTTAATTTGCTTTCCGCAGACGCAAACTCACTTCAAAATGGAGACCTTGTAAATTATAATGAAAAAATGTACAAGGTTGCTAAAATCGCTACCGCCCAATCGCCAATCTATAAATTTTTAGAGGTTGACGCAGAAGGCAATGATTGTGATAATGTTCTTAATGTGAATGCAGATGATCTTTCACAATCAAATCAAATTCAAAAAAGTGAAGACACGGTTTCTAACGAAAGTCTGACTAATGAGCTTCACGATCATTCTACAAAGGAGAACGACAACATGGCTGACCAAGTCGTAGATACAATCGACCTCGATACTGTTGCTAAAGAAGCCAACATCGAAGTCAAAAAAGAAGCTACACCTGTAGTTGAAGTGTCTGAGCCTCAAGTTGCAGAACTGGTTAAAAAGACCGGTGAAGCTATCATGAAAGAGTCAGACGCTCAAGATATGCAAATTCTTAAAGAAGAAAAAGCTGCATATACCCCAAAAGAATCTGAAGAAGTTGCAGAACTTAAAGCTCAAATGAGCAAATATCAAGAAGAGATTAATGCTCTGCAGCGTTCAAAAATGCATTATCAGGAACAGTCTCGTAAAGAGCAGTTTTCTGAAAAAGAAATGGCTAACGCCGTGATGCTTGCTAAAATGCTTAACAAGCGTGATGTTTTCGATACCAAAATTGGTACTCGTATGAAAGCTGTCACATCTGTTGATCAGTTCCTTAGCAACTTCTCAAGCAACATTTATACTGAAATGGAACAGCAGCTCGTTGTAGCTCCTTTGTTCAATCGTGTAGCTGTTGACGCTAAAACATTCCGCGTACCAGTCGCTGACGAAGATACCGATGGTGATGTTGCACAGTTTGCTTCTGGCACATTCGCTACTGGTATTGCTGACGCAACTCGTGTACCAACCTCAAACCAGAACACCATCAGCTCTGTGGACTTTACTCCACACAAGTTTATGGCAACAACTCACCTTGCCAAGGATGAAGAAGAAGATACAGTTCTTCCTCTGCTTGACTTCTTACGTGCCGCTGCTACTCGCCGCTTGGCTCGTGCGATTGATAAGTCAATCCTTCGTGGTACAGGCGCTCTGACAGGCTTTACAGCTTCACCAACCAATGCTATTAGCGCTGGTACTGGTTACGCTTCTGTTATCGAAGGTATTACTAACCTGACTGGTGACGTCGGCGCAGGTCTGACTGTTGACACTGGTTCTGCTAACGATAAAGCTGATCCTTCAGATATCGCAGCAGCTCGTACAAAGCTTGGCAAGTATGGCCTTCAGCTTGGTAACGATCTTGTATACCTTACCACAATCGAAGGTTACAACAACCTTGTAACAACTTCTGACTTCCAGACAGTTGACAAGTTTGGTCCAAACGCAACCTATCTCACAGGTTCAGTTGGCGCCGTTTACGGTATTCCAATTGCAATCACCGAGTTCTTGGATGTTGTTGGTTCAAGTAACAACGACCTTGGTGTACTGCTTTATAAGCCTGGCTTTATGATTGCAGAACGTCGCGGTATTGAGATTGAGAGTGAGTACGAACCACGTCAGCAGGTCACTGCTATGTACATGTCAACTCGTATTGACTTTAAAGCTCTTACAACTAACTCAAGTTCAGCTCTGGATGCTACCAAGTATTCTTACGCTGTTACTGTTGAAGCTGGTTAATCCTAGATTAAACATCTTTGAAACACACAGGGGGAGGCGGTCATCGCCTCCCTTTTCATTATAAGGAGAACACTATGTCTAAAATACCGAGTGATATTAAAACAGCTGACGAAGCACGTCATTGGTTACGTGTTAACGGATTCAGCGCAGAAAAAACTGAATCTCTAGTACGTGAGTGGTCAGAATCAACTCCTGCACCTACTCCTGTTATAGAAGAAGTAGAAGAAGAGGAAGATGAAGTTTCAACTTCTCTTTGGAAATCAAAAAAGAAATAAGTGAGAGATAAATGGTAGATCGTTTAGAAGAGAATCAAGGAAAATATCCATACGTTACACTTGCCCAAGTAAAAGACTATTTGAGTATCTCTTCAAATACTCAAGATGCTCGTTTATCTAATATTATTAACTATGCAACTGGCGTAGTAGAACACTATATTGGGCAAGAAATTTTAGCTAATGACTATGTAGAAGTATTTGATGGCGGAAAATCTTCTGTTATGATTTCACGTCTTCCACTTTCTAATGTATATCAAGTATCTGAATTCAACGGGACTGAAGATGTGATATTAGCAGATCCAACTACCATTGGACGCCCTGTTAGAACTCAAGACACTCAAGCAGTTTCTTTAAGTTTTAAAAACGATGCACACTTAAACTCAAGAGTAAAAAAGTTTGGAAAAGCTTCTCTCGAAGTAGCTTTAAATGATTTAGTTTCAGGTGATATTCCTGAAAATTTAGAATTCGAGGATGGTGATTTTACAGTTGAATTATTTGTTCGCAGTGATAAAGCGACTCCACCTCAAAACAACCTTATCAGATTTAACACAGATGCGACAAATTATATGGAATTTGGTTTTGATGCTAACGATACAACAATTTTTCAAAGTCGTTTTGGAGGAGCTGCTACTTTAGTAAGAGGTACAGGAGTTACAACAACTGCGAATTATGTTCCAAGATTTTTTACACACGTAGCATGGTCTTTTGATTCACAAAATCAACGACTATATACTCATTTAAATGGTAATTTATTTACTAATGCAAGTTATACTGAATCAAACCACACTTTTACAGCAAATGTGGAAATAGGCGGTAATTTTGCTGGATATATTGATGAAGTAAGATTCTCTAATAAAGCTCGATATAAAGAAGCTACTATTACTCCTCCAACACATCGTTTTAGACCAGATGGTGAAACTGTATTTCTGTGTCATTTTGATGGAAAAAATGGTGCTACAGAAGCAAAAGACGCTCATAACGCTACAAATGAGTATAATTTCTCTCGTGATATGGGCGAAGTAACTCGTGATACAGGTGCCGTTGGAGTAAGAGGCTCATACCCAACAGTTCGTAATAGTTATCCAGCGCTAACTCTTTCTGGTCCTCCATCTTTCGCTCCTTTTCCTTCTGGAGTTAAGGTAGACTATCGTGCAGGATATGAAGCAGCGGATGTTCCACAAGACATTCAACTTGCCACTCTTGATATGATTAAACTACTCTATAAACAAGATCAAGAGAAAAAAGGCTTTTCATTTGAAGGAGAGCGAGGAGACAACTACCCACTAGCTGGGAATTTTCCTCCACATATTCGCCGTATTCTAGATCTATATAGGATTATTTCTTAATGGCACGACCTCCTTTACGTTTAAGAAATCCAAATCTTCCCGCTACAGGTAAATCTTCTGGATATAAAGCAACAAATACTGTTGATATAGATTCTCCTATAATTCCAGGACGTGCTCTTGCGTTACGTAAAAAGTATGACAAAGAAACCACTGCTTTAAGAAATGTTGCTATAAAAATTGTATCAGACTTTATATCAGAAGAGCTTGTAGGCTTTGGTAAAAAGCTAACTAAACAGCAAGAAGCTTTTTTTGCTACACCAAAAGCAGCACCTGATGGTGTTGTTGATGTTAACGAGTTTGAACGAACTACTGGTCAAAGAATTTCTCAGACTAATGTTTTAAAAGGTACAGCAGCTAGAAATGTAGGATTTTTTGAGGCAAAGATAAAAGGATTAGGGCAGACTGCTGAACCTGAAATTACTTCTGTAAGTGTTGGTCGAGCTTCAGGTCAATTTGGAGAAGTTACTAGTGCTTTACGTCAATCAGGAACAACAGGACTGACGGGTGCTGCTGCAGTTAAGTTACTGTTTTCACCTTCTTTAACTGCACAACGAGAAGCTTTAATTATACAAACTAAACAAAAATTTGAAAACTTTTTATTAATTCAGGTAACAGATGCAGATAAAAAACCTACACAAGAATTGCTTTTTTCTCCAACTCCTCTTGCAAATGTAAGATTTAATGAACAGTATTTAAATCAGAATTTTGATATTCGATTTCGTAGTGCCTACTTTGGGTCTAAGTCTCCAAAAGCTGGAGAGATACAAAGATATCGAATTTCTATTACACCAAAACCTGCTCTTTTTAACTCTTTTAAATTAGAACCTATAACAAAAAAGGTATTTGAAACTCAAAAGAGAGCTGGATTTAAAGTTTCAAGTGAGTTTGATAAGTATATAAGAAGAAGAGGTGCTGAACTTTCAGCTAAAGGAACTTCTAAAGACAAGGTTGACAGAATTTTAGGTTTTTTAATTGCTTTTGCAGAAGAGTTTAAAGAAGGCGGATTGACCCCTCTTACAATAAAAACTAAAATTCAACAGCCAAAAGTCTCCAAAATTCCAGGCTTTAATATTGCTGTTAAAGGTAATCAGCGTCAGAAAACACAAAAATTTATTTCTGGAGCTCAAATATCAGCTCTTGTTCGTAAAAGACTTGGCGATAAAATGCCAAAAGGCCCTAGAAGAGGACCACCACTGGCTGCTGATATTTTAACTGAACGTTCAGGTCGTTTTAGATCGAGTGTCCAGGTTATACCAGATTACAGAAGATCTGTTATGGCATTCTTTTATGACCCTATTTATAGAGTATTTAATAATACTCCAAGAGACCCTGACAGATTTGTTGGTGAAACAGTTCGTGAAGTAGTGCAGGGACTGTATAGCAGAGCATTTTATATAACGAGAACATAATGGCATCTAGACGCAAAGAAATTGTAGAGTATATAGTAACACAACTAAAACAAATTGATGGAGAAACCTCTGGTTTTAACCCATCATATACGTATTTTAATAACCTCTTTAATAATGTTTTTCGCAAGTTGAAGTTTTTAGATGAAGTAAACGATTTTCCATCTATTTACGTCAGCGCTGGTACCGAAATTAGAGATTTTAATTCTAAAAGTTTGACGGTAGGAACATTAGACGTTACCATAAGAGCATACGTATTTGGAGAAGATAATTCTCAAAACCTCTCTGATGATCTTGTTCAAGATATTGAACATGTTATCTACTCATTAGGGGATAATCCTGAAATGGGAATATTAGATATAACCATAGATAATATTTCTACTGATGAAGGACTAACCACTCCTTATGGAATCACAGAGGTAGAACTAACAATTGTCTATAGAATAGACGGATAAGGAGAAAAGGGATGGCATCTCTTAATTTACAAAGAAATTCAGAGGTTTTCATGTCCACTGTTGACTTGCTCAACGGTGCTGCAGTAACCGCTATGACTCCTGAGAACACTTGGAAACTTGAAGTGTTAGCAGGTTTTGCAGCTACGTCTTCCTCTGCAACACAGGATATTACAAGCCTTGAATCAGGAATAACACCTGATCGCTCACAGCAGCGTTTTAATACAGCTATCAACCCAGTTGACTGGAACCTTCAGGTTTACCTACGTCCTACTGGTGTTATCACTGGTGCTGCCGCTGGCGGTACTGATGCTGGCACTACACAAACAGGTAACGTAAAGCCAGTCGCTGACTGGTTTATGTGGCAGTCACTGGTTTCAAACACTGCTCCTGCTGACGGCACTGATGAACAATCAGTCTGGGCAGATGGTGGTAAACTTTCTACTACTAATGTAGCTGCTGCAACAGGCTCACACTCAACTCGCTCAAACTTCTCTACCGCACAAGAAAACCATATGTATTTCAAAATGGATAACGTGGTTTATCAGGTATCTAACGCTACTATTAATCAGGTAACTGTTGATGCAGGTATTGAAGAAATCGCTACAACAACTTGGACTGGCTTTGGTACAACTCTTAAAGAACTTACAAGCACACAGCGTGATAATGCTATTTCCGTGTTTGGCGGAGTTCTTAATGATGGTACATCAGTAATAGCTAATTCAAATTCATCAGAAGCTACTGTAACAGCCCACTACCACCCATTTAATCAGATGAACGTTGCTGGATCAATCGGAACTAACTCATTTATTAAGAATCGTTTGAGTGCAATTGAGTTCCATCATAAGCCAAGCGCAGATGGATCAGATGTTAAATATACATTCCCAGTTACTGCACTGTCATTTGACTATAACAACAATATTACAT